AGAACAAGCTTACGTTCATCAAGGAGGTGTAAAGTCATGATGTGGTATTTTGCAGAACCGGAGCCGGTAGGCCACAGCACCAAAGAAACGACCGAGGAATTTTTTAACATGTATCAGAGAGGCGAAAAAAATGATTGATTTTGACACATTCCGCACGTTGTACGGAGAAGCGAAAGAATATAGCGGGGACGAGGAGCGCTATATCATGGAACGCGGCTGGCAGGACTGGATGGACGACACAGACAGCGCCGTTGACACCTTGCGTAAAATTTACGCTGTATCCAACAAAGGCTTTAAGGCGCTGGTGCCGGAATACCGGAGCCTGAAGCATCTTTGCAGATGGCTTGTTATCCCATACGGGACAGCACAGAAGTGGACAAGCGGGGAGCATGAACCGTCCGAATATATCGTTATGCTTATGGCGTATGCGACAATCAATAGAAAAGGCGCTCAAAATGGACGGGAAACTGATTGATTTGACCGGTCAAAAATTTGGCGATTTGACCGTTATAGATTATGCCGGCAACAGAAAATGGAATTGCCAGTGCAGTTGTGGGAAGACAACAACTGTTTTTACGCACAACCTCAAAAGCGGCTCGACAAAGTCTTGCGGTCATAGATGTAACAAACGAATCGATTTGACCGGTCAAAAATTTGGTGATCTGACCGCTATAAATTATGCCAGAGACGGCAAAAAGAACAAATAAAGAAAGCCGGCAGCGATTGGAACAAAATCCACGCTGCCGGCTTTTGTGGTTATTGCATTTTTTGAAACATCCACCCTACGCTTCACGGAAATTGTCAACGCTGACATAGCCGGTTACATACTTGCCAGCTGGTGTCTTGCCGCAGTACTCTGCCTTGGTGGTGACACGGAAACGCCCGTTTTTGCAGCACTTGCCGTCATAGATGTAGTATATTCCGGGAGACAGATAGCTGGATGGAGTGGTAGCGGATTCGCTGGAAAACAGCTGCGTCTTGCACTTGTACAGTTGTACCCGTTCCCCCTGCTTCCAGTCATACCGGAGTGCAATCGATGTGCTTGCAGACGGCTTTGTGGTTGTCTGGCTCTGATTCAGATATGCTTGCACTTTTGCTTTAAATGCTGCCCAGTGCGGCAGGATATAAAGCGGGCACATCTTATAACTATTGTGCATGGTGTTCAGCCGATCGTTCGTTCCGGTTTTGCCGTCCCGCACATTTAGCCAGTGCGTATGCGTATAGAGCTGGTCAATTCCCAACCCGTATTGTCTCAGGAGAGCGGCTGCCAGACGTGCAGCATTGTCCTCAGATTTTCGGTCTGTCGCATTGTATGCGCTGCTCATAATGCATTCAATCGCAATTGTTCTTCGGTTTCCGTTCCCGCTGCCGTCCGCTGCATGCCAGCCACTTAGCGTCAAGGGGAGATTCTGCCATGCGCAAACATTATCCACATAATAATGCACTCTCACATCGTTCATATTGCCATTGACGGTGGCACGAGTGTACTGCTCTGCCGGAGTCGTGCCACTTGCTGTTGCAATCCAATCAGTATTATGGATGGTAACGCCAATGATTCGCCCTGCCATGGACGCTGTGGGCATATCAATCCGGTTCGGGTTGTGTTTGGTAAGCAGATATTCCTTGACGTTTACTCTGTTGATTGTATATTCTTTGTCAGGTTTTAAAAAATTCATTTTTATTCCTCCTTAATTTCCGGGAGTCCTGCAACGCTTGTCAGCACGGACAACACGCCTGCCAGCAGCGCAGAGCTGCCAACCATTACCCAGCTAACATCCTGCATCACCGCAGCCACGCCGATGACACCAACAGCAGTCTGCGCCATGGTCTTGACCGCCCGGATGCCGGCTGCTTTCAGCCACTGTTTCCAATTCCGTTTTTTCATTTCTCCAGCTCCTTTTCCAGTTCTTCAATTTTGCACTCGGCGAGCAAGACACGCTCCTGCACCCCGTTGTGCTTGTCCACACGCCTTGACAGCACCTCCACGTCTTTTCGCAGTGCGTCAAGACGTTCTTTAAGAATTGCCGTTGTCTTGCTCTGCATCAGCGCGGAGCCTGCAACAGCCCCTGCCGCTGCAATGCCGGCGGTGATGATCTCTGTCCAGTCCAATCTCTCTCCCCCCTTTGCACCTATATCTGCCGCCATGTTGTCCAAGTTTTCCCATTCCAAGACCGCATGTAGATTGCGTTGTTGTGCGGGTAGATCGCCACCTGTGTTTTGGCACTTGCCGCAATCCGGATGGCGATCAAGAGAAACGCATCGCCTGGAACTGCCGTATTTTGGCACGTGTTGTTTGCAGCCGCATAAAATAGCCCGCAGATGCCGTTTGTGACTTCATTGTTGAGGTTTTCAGAGGTCAGTTCCGCCGCCATCTGATTGCTATAGTTTACCGTGTCCAGCAGCGTGCGCACACCCTGCCACGTTCCGTCGGCATTCTGCTTATTCCATTTAAGATTGTCATTCCATTTAGGCTTGCCGGTTTCAAACATATCGGAATATATTGCCATGCCAGATTTGTTTCCGTCGTTGTATCCGTTGCGATGTCTGACCGAAACGATGTTGTACCACTCATTGTTTGTTGTGTCGTGATATGTGCCTATAAAAGACTTCTTGCTTGGCAGATTTGCGGTCATTGCCCCGCTGATTTCCATGGATCCGCCCACAACCCAAGCCGACGGATCAAACGAGTCCAGCGCTGTCTGGATGTCGCCAAGAGTGGTTTGCAGGTCGTAAATTTCTTTCGGGAAATTTGTCTGAATGTCTGCCAGATTAGCAGGTGTTAACGCATGGAGCACTTCAATGTTTGTGTGCACATGCGTTGCGCTAAGTACACCTTTCCACCGTGCTTCCGTAAAGCTTTCCGGCACGCCGTTCAATTTCGCTTTGTCTTCCGGGGACATCAAGCCTTGCTGCTCTTCTGTGGCATTTGCGCCAATAAAGCGGGTTGCTTCCAGCGGGACTTTTACAACTAACACCGTATTGTCCTTGGATACCGTAGTGCTTCCGTCATACATGCTGTCAAGATAGATCAGGCTTGTGTAATGCGGGTCTGCTTTGATATAAGCATCCATATCGGATTTGTCACCGTACCGGGTTTCATCTCTACCGTCCAAAATTGGGATATAGCCTTTTCCGCTCGTCAAAACCGATGTTCCAAGTGCAGTAAATGTCGGCTGGATGTCAATTTTGGACGTGCCGATGCTCTTTCCGCTTTTGTCGTAGCTGTTATATAGCAACGTGTTCACGCCGTCAAATTTCGTGGTGAAACTTTTGCGTGACAGTGTGTATGTGGTGTTGGTGTCTTCTATTTCCGTCAGCTTTTTGTCCTTATCTGCGGTATATGCCGCTTCCATTGCGTCCAAAATTTCCTTGTTGGTGTGGGTATGGCATCCGATTACCACAGATTTCCGGTCTTTGTCAATTTCAATGGTAATTCCGCCGTCCACGCCAAATGTAATAGTATCCGATTTGTTGGAGGCAGTGAACATATACCCCCCAGAGTTGCCAAGACACACACTGCTAAAAGCCTTTGTTGCATATGGTGTCAGGTCTACATCTGCGCCCTCTGTAAAGGATTCCGTAGTTGTACCGTCCTTGTCGGTCATGGTGATAGTAACAACACTGCCGGTCTTCTCCACTTTGGCGGACGGCGAAAAGCCGTCTGTGCCGTCTTCTCCGGTATCGCCTTTGAGGGTTGCAAGCCACTCTGTTTCCGTGCCGGTATAGCCAGCTTCTACAGCGATCTGGTAGGCGGACTTTCCATCTGCTCCGTCTTTACCGTCCACACCGTCTGCGCCGTCCTTGCCGTCATGCAGGGATGCAATCTTCTTGTCGATCTTTTCCAGCAGCTGGGCGTACAGGTCAGGCGTTGGCGGGATAGGCGTTTCACCGTCGCATTTAAAGCCTGCTCTCTTTATACTGATGCAGATGGGTACTGTTGTACCACGCACAGAGCCATCCACGGCATACCCAAAAATGCTGATGCTGACACATCCGGTCTTGATCTCCGCTGGGAGCATGCAATGGCAAACCGTGTCAGAGCCAAGATGCACATGATACGTCTTGTCCTCCTGCACAAATTGGGCGGTTTTGTCGAGGTCGTCCCAGTCCGCCGAAAACAAAAAACACATGTCTACAAAGTTCAACTGCTGATCGGCGACGACCTGACGGTTGATCAGGTCGATTTTCTGCCCATCAATGCAAAATTTCAGCATCAGCTTTTCACCTCATTCCACGTCTTGTTGTCACGGTCATATGCCATTGTTCCGTCAATGCAGACAATATTGTTCAGATACCCAGGGCTTGTGCTGCTGTTGCCGTCCCAGTTTGCATACTTTTCAATTGCCTTCCATTCTTCCAAACTGCCCTCATAGGTGATCGTATCCAGCAGAGTGCAGTAATTAACGCTGTTTGCGCCAATCTTCTTCACGTTCTTGCTGATCGTCATCTGATTCAGTTTTTTGCATCTTACAAAGCAAAATGCCGGAATTTCTGCGCATTCTACCCGAACACTCTGCAAAGCATCTGCACTCTGAAATAGGTAAGTCCCTAGTGTTGTCAATGTTTCTGGTAAAGTGACTGTGACCATAGACTGGTTTGCAAACGCCTCATCTCCGATCGTATCCACAGAAGATGGAATTTGCAGCGTAGTCAAACCACCATCTGAAAATTGGAAAAAAGCACGTTTGCCGATTCGTTTCAATGTGTTCGGGAAACTTGCCATTGTCATATTGCTACACCGTTCAAAAATACTGTTGCCGATCTCGGTAATACCCTTACTAACGACCAGCTTTTTGATTTCCTCGCTTTCATAAAACGGAGAATCGCTGATCTCATAGTCATACGTTGCTCCTGAGCCACGCAGCAGCAGCTTTCCGCTGTCATAAAGTACATAGTAGACATTCTCGCCACATTGTCCGGTCGCTAGAATTTCGCCTGCTGTCAAGTCGTCTACCTTGGTTTGCAGTTCAGAAATCTGACTGTTCATTGCATCCAGCCGCTTTTGCAATTCGTCCAGCGTGGCGTTTGTCTTTGCCATTTCGGAAAGCATCTCGGTCACCCCGCATTTGCCAAGGATGCAGCGCACATAGCCGCATCTGCTGTCATTGTTTCGGTAGTCGGTAATGTCGCTCTTGGTGATCTCTGTCACGCCTGCCCGCAGCAGGACTGCACACAAGGTGAGATAAGTGCGAGTATCTGTGTTCGCAAACGCCGGGATTGCCGGAGATGCAGAGCATGTGCCAGATTTCACGATAAAATCACAGTCTCGCACATTCTCTGCCGTGTCGCAGTACACGCCAACTACCACATACCGTGACAGCGATTCATCCACGTACTTTGACAAGTCAAGATTTGTTTCCGTGCTTGTCTGGGTATAGTGTCCGTCTATCCACGCCTTGCCGCTGCCAATGGTCAGCATCATTCCGCCACTGGCAGACAGCGCAAAGCAGCTGCCGTAGTTGTCCTGTATGCCGTTGCAAATCAGGCTGGACAGGTAGCTGGTAAAGTGTTCCGCATTGTATAGGCGATCATCGCCCTTGCTGTTAAAAAAACCGCATTCCATGTGATTTTCATCTCCTTACTCCTGGACGACCGGCGACAAACCATAGCCGTCACTGTCAAAGCTCTCCACCATGCCGATCAGTCTGACTCTTGGCATGCTGATTCCATATCCTGTGTGCTGCATGGTAATCCAATCCCCCACCTGATAATCTACGCCATAAGTAAACTGGTGGTCTTGTGCCGCAATCGTCGCTTCGCTGGACAGCACCGGCGCAACAAGGCTTTCCTCTCCACGCTCCCGCAGCATTTCACGGTATTCCTCGCTTGTCAGTGCAGTGTCTGTTCCGGCATCGTTCCGCACGGTCTGCGACAGGTCGCTTGCATTGACATAAATTTCATAGCGATCAAACCCTGTCGGGATTTCCTCCGTATCGTAGCAGACTGCCGATTTTCGCTGTGCACCCTCGCCTTCTCCGTAGATATAGGCGTAGTTCCGGTGCTCTGAGTAATCGCTGTTATAGATATACGTCAATAGGTTGTCGTATGTGTCGGAAAAGACAACTGGCGCATTGCCGGACTGCCGGATGCTCCGGTCTGTCCCCTGCGACAGTTCAAACACCATGCGGTACAGTCCGGAGCCGGTCTTTGTCTCACGGAGCCGGATGTTCGCCGTGCCGCCGACTTTTTGGCAGATGGTATAAATCCAGTCCATGAGGTTTTCGTAGCTGACTTGCAGCTTCGTTTTATTCAGCCATGCGTTCCCCGTGATTCCACCGATCTCTAAGTTTGGGATGCGCCGTTCTGTTCCGGTGGTACAATTCTGCCGGACAGCCTGCTGCACGATCTCGCCATAGGTCGTCATGGTAGAGATCAAAAGCGTTGGCACAATAATCCGCCGGCTGAGTAGACACATCAAGAAGCGCCCGGAGATGGTGAGGTAATCGCCGTTTTCCGCATCCGTGCGCAAATACACGCCCTCAATGATACCATAATGGTTGTTGTCGTCGCTGCGCCCAACAATGCGGTCACGCTGAAACAGCGCCATTGTCTCTGCTGTGGCGGCGACGTATACTTCAAACTGTCCAGACTCGTAGTATTCCACATCCCACAAAACGCTGGAATAGCTGTCACAGATACCGGCAAGCTGGATATACATGCCGGAATCTGTGTTGCTGCTGTCATATATCTCTAGATACATCGGTCATACCCCCAGATAAGCGTCCGTATGGTGAAAAGTCGCTGTCAGATATTTTAGTCCGGATACTGCGGTCAGGTAAAAATGCGATTCACCAGGAGGCAGTGTAAACCACGTGTTCCCCGATACCCAGCGATTCATGATAACGGTTGTCACGCCGTTTCTGGTCAGCGTCACGGTTCGGCTGCCTCTTTTGGTCGAGATGGTGATTTTGTCCTCCGGCTGTATCTCTCCGGTGATGCGCAGATACTCTCCGGTATCTGCATTGTAGATGGTCGGCATGTATACCACGCCATCATGCGCTTCAAGGTCGATGGTCAAGCCGACCTCGTCGCCCTCGTTGATGATCTCTACCGTATCCTCAGTGCGATACGTGCCAAGAGGCACGCCGGGCTTCTCTTCAATCGAAAAGGGGAACTTAAAACCGGACAACGTGCTGCCGAATACCGCCACAGTCTCTTTGCAGCTATAAAAATACACATCCGGACACAAGATGCTGATCTGTCCGGAAACGCCGCTCTGGAAGCGGTTGATTTCGCACGTCTCCACGATGCCGTCTGCATAAGCATCAATGGCAGAGGTGCGATAATATACCCGGATAGGCTGCGCCGTCTTTACCACCTGATACAGTGCATGACGGCGTGCTTCTATGCCGATTCCCCGCATTTCAAACGAGATGACGATGTTTCGCTTTTCCAAAAACGCACGATTCAGGAGGCAGCCGTTTCTTGTCGCATAGGTGGATGTGCTGACAGAGGCAGCCGGCGGGTCAAGCCCTGTGACGTTGGACATCATGTAACGGAGCGCCGTGGCTGACATGTCAATCTGGTCGCCGTCTGCATTTTCTAAAATCAAGTGGTATTTCACCGGGTTTCACCTCACACTTGCACGGCATTCCTTGTCTGCCGATAAATTTCCAGCCGAGACAGCGCCTTGGGGCTGTTGTTCGTCTGATTCACCGTGCGGCTGTTGTCCGTCTGGTAGTAGTTGTTGACGACAGGTGCACTGCCGCTGAGTGTCTCCGCCATTGGATTTTGATAATCTTGATATGCTGCGCCAGATGTCAAAACGCTTACACTGTCAATTGCAGTGCGGCGCAGTTTGTCCGCCATCTTCTGCACGGATTTTACGGCGGCAAGCGTGGAGTCCTCAATACCGATTGCAATGCCGGCGGGGAGATACTTGCCGACTTCATCACGCATCACCTTAGACGGGGAAGCGATTCCAAAAAAATTTTTGATACCACTCAACACGTTTTCACCGAATCCCTGAATCTTATTTCCAATCCAGTCCACCATGTCATTGATACCATTCCACAAACCAACAACAATGTCTTTTCCGGCATCAAACATCTTGCTTGGGAGTTCGAGGATATGCTCTAAGAGCGCATCCGCAACTTCTCCGGCAGCATCCCGCACTTTCCAGACGGAATTTTGCACGCCGTTGACGATGGAATCACGGATTTCCAGCATCTTGCCGGGAAGCTTGCCCAGCAGCTCACCCAGTGCTTCCATGACCTTGCCAAACAGTTCCCTGGACTTTTTCAATAGTTTCGGAACGGCATCCACAACCGCACCAAGAATTGCATCAATGATCTGCGGCAGTGCATTGCCCAGAGCCACCAGAATTTCTGGGATTGCGTCCACCAGCGCCATCAGCAGCTGGATTGCTGCGTCAAGTATCTGATCAATATTTGCAAGAAAGAAGTTGACAAGTGCAGTAATGATAGCCGGAAGAGCCACAACCAGTGAATTGATGATCGTTGGCAGTGCGTCCACAATCGCCATCAGCATTGTAATTGCAGCTTGCAGCAGTGCCGGAATGGATGCTTGCAGGCAATTTGTAATGGCGGTCAATATCATCGGGAGCGCAGCCACAAGGGCATTGATGACCTGCGGGAGCGCATTGACCAGCGCCATGAACAGCGTAACAGCAGCGGAAAGCAGCTGCGGAATAGCGCTGGTCAGAGCGTTGACAATTGCAATGATGATTTTTGGCAGCATCGGCACAAGGGTGTTTATCAATACGGGGACGGCATTCACAATTGCCATAAGCAATGTGGTTGCAGCCTGCAAAAGTTGTGGCACAAGGTCTATCAGCTGGTTTGCAATACCTCCAACAATTGTAATTGCCATGTCAAGGAACTGCGGTACGAGCGAAACACCAGCATTGACCAGTTCCGTTATCACACTTGAAAGTGCCGACAACAGTGTTGGGACACTCTCTGTCATTCCCTGCATCATGCCTTGTAACAATTGCGTGACAATGCCTGCAAGTTCAGGAACGGCATCAGAAGCCATAGAAGACACAGTATCCGCAAGTCCTTTGACGGCAGAAGCAATACCGCTTTCCGCACCATCTGCACCGGTGACAACACCCAGGAACGCATCAGACAGCTCCTGCAATGCCGGCGATACGCCGGAGATCAGATTCGCCTTGAACCTGGTCATGGTGGTTTGCAGCGGCTCCATGGCAGCCCCGACACTTGCCACAGCGTCCTGATAGAGGAGTGTTGCTCCCCGTGCATCAATGATGGACGCATTGTTTTCCCGATAGGTCTCTGCACTGTCGGCGTACAGTCCGTTCAGCGTGCCGATAATCAGCTGCTGCCGCTCCTGCTCATCACCGCAGGCAGCCAATGCCTCGTTGAATGCGTCCTCTGCACTCATCCCCTGGGATACGCCGCTCTGAAATGCGGACAGTGCCGCCGCATTGCCGCTGAGAGCATTTGTCCATGTGTCATTGCTGGCAGATGCCCAGTTGATCGCATCCGCCATTGTGCCGGTGATCTGTCCGACCTTCGCTGTTTCGTTGACGCTCTCCGCCAGACCATCCAGCGGAATGGAATCGCCGTACACTGCCCAGATACCGGTGGCACTGTCCAGCAGGCTGTCCATGTCCTGCATGGATACGCCCAGCTTTGCAAAGTTGGAAATGGTGGTCGTGGTGGCGGTTTCGTCGCCCAGAACACCGTACAGCTCGGTGTACGCATCCGTGATAGAACCAGCATCCATGCCTGCCGCAGATGCGGCAGTGTACAGCTTGTTCATATTCTCACGGTATTCTTGTGTCGATTCATTCAAATCCGCAAATGACGAAACAGCGTCGCCGATGGCACTCACCAGTGCAGTCAGACCGTTTCCGATAAAGGTCGCCACCGCCCCGCCCAGAACGGAAAAGCCATTGCCGGAATCCTTGGCAGATTCGCCGAGGTCTTTTGTGCTGTCTCCGGCATCCTCTGCTGCATCTTCCAGATCGTCTGCTACGTTGCCGAGTTCTCTGATTTCCCCGCTTGCCTCACCGGAATCCTGTGCTGCCTGCTCCGCAGCGTTGCCCAGATTTTCCGTGGCATCTGCCGCAGTATCCAGCTGGGAATTGTATCGTTTCAGTTCGATCTCGGTTGCTGCGATCTCACGCTGCAATGCGGAGAACTGCTCCTGTGAAATCTTGCCTTCTGCAAGCTGATTCTGCGCCTGCGCAGCAGCCTCTTTCAAGACATTCAGTTTTTCCTCGGTTTTGCTGACCGCCTGTGTCAAAAGGTCTTGCTTCTGGGATAACAACTCAACATTTTCAGGGTCAAGCTTCAGCAAGCGTTCAACGTCTTTTAGCTGGGTTTGCGTACTTTTGATTTTGCTATCTACACCCTGCAATGCTTTTTGCAGATCGGTGGTATCACCGCCAATCTCTACAACAATGCCCTTTACTCTGCTTGCCATGCTCTCCCCCCTTAAAATTTATCAAAGTCTTCCTGTGTCGCACGGAATGAATACTCGCATTTGTCATTGCCCTGCTCGGTAAACATATCCTCCACGAGTCCTATGGTCAAGTACTCTAGATCATGGATAGAGATGCCCATTTGCACACACCGCAGCAAAAATAACGGCGTTGTCATCTCCCGATCGAGCGGGCGAGATTTTTTTTTGCGTCAGCTTGTGTTTCGATATTCTCTGCCCACAGTGACAGCAGCTCCGGAAGCACCCGATAAATGCTAAACGTGGAGAAGCCGTCAAGCCATTCGTCCGGCGTGTTCGGGATGGATGCATCTGCATGTTTCGCCATCACGTAAGCGATGTTTTCGAAGATTTCAAGATGATCAAGCAACAGGGCGGATTGCTCTTCATTGCTTTTTTTATCATCCTTTGCTTCTGCTTCGTCGCCCTGCTCTTTCGGCGTGATCGCCTTTTGCAGCATCAGCAAATCACGGAAAATGTCTCGCCGGAAGCGGATGCGATACATTCTCGGAACAGCAGCACTCGCACGAAACTTCACTCCTACGCCATCAATTTTAATTTCTTTGCAAATTGCCATTTGTAACTGCCTCCCTTATTTGCCCGATGCCGGAACAGTGCTGGTCAAGTCCGGCATATACGGCTGCTTGTACCAGTTTGCATATACGGTTTCGTCGGTCTTTTCGCAGGATTTCGCCTTGACCAAACCGTTGACCAGAGAAGATGCCGTAAGCGACATGGTTTCTGTCTTAACCTCTTTGGAGTCTTCGATGGTGCCGGACTCTGTGTTCGGTCGGGACGCTGCGCAGCGATAGAATACGTGGCGGATTTTGCTCTTGTCGCCGGTAAACTCAAAAAACAGCGCAAATTCTGCTGTTTCCGCATCCGTAGATTCTACCAGTACGCCCTTTGCATCCAGCTTTTCACCGAGGATTTCGGTTGCAAATTCCGTGGTGATCAGAGCAATTTCCAAATCGCCCTCATATCCGGAGTTATTGGACAGCACGTAGTATACGCCATCGTCCGCATAAAAATTCTCGTTGTCGCCATTGGCATCCAGCGACAAATTCACAGCACCGGGCAGGCGCTTCACTTCGCCATAAATCGGCATTTCGTTTTCATCGTAACCTGTGATTTTTGCCCAGTGTACGTTTTTCAAGCCAAACTTGACCTTGTTCTTTCCAAGTGCCATTGTAAAACTTCCTTTCTACTGTTTCATTGCTTTTTCGATCAATTCTGTCAGGAGTTCCTCGCCGTGTTCCTCTGCCGGTTTGATGTGCGGTTTTGCGGTCGTTGATCTCCCGCCGCCCCGCAGGACGTGACCATGCTCCAACAGATGTGCAAGGCGATACTGCTTTTTGGAGTGTACGGTAATCACAAGCCGGTGGCTGATTTCCTCGGTCTTTTTGACTGCCCAACTTTTCGCATACTTTCCAGTATCTTTTGGCGCATTCTCTGAGATTTCTCTTTTGACCGTGTTTGCGGTCTTGCGGACTGCCTTTTTCATGTACTCCGTGGAGAGGTCAGCGTATTCCTGCAATCCTCTCATGATCTCGCTTGCCATCTGGTCAACATTTACCTTGCCACTCATTTTCCGTCACCTCCAAAAGCACCTCAAATTCATAGACCTGTTCCAGCAGTCTTTCGGATTCGATGTATTCTTCGTATTTATCATATACGATTTCGTTTTCATCGAGGATTTGTTCCACCTGTTCCTCTGCCGCAAAATTTTTGCGGTCGCTGTACAGCTCCAGCTGGACGCTGGCGATCTTTTTATATATTACGTTGTCTGCCGCAAAATAGCGCTGCTCGTCAAACCAATAGACCAGATACGGCAGCGGCGGGACGTGTCCGGACTGCCAGTGATGGTAGGTGACAGGCAGCCCCATACGTTTAATCATTGCATTGAGTTCTGCATACGTCATTCTGCACGCCCACCTCCTGCTGCAAATACAGTTCCATGCAATCTGCCGCCTTACGGTATACCCGATAGACAGCATACTGCCTGCCCCTGTACTCTGCAATCGTTTCGCCTTGGTATTCAACGGGATGGATATACATCATATACTCAGGGCGCAATCCAGCTTGCATGCCGGCAAAAAACTCGGCACGATTGGCAGATTGCACGCTGCACATCACCTCTCGACGTTGTTCATCGACGACTTGCAGCACACCAAAATCATCATTTTGGTATTTACGCTTTATCAAGGTTACAACATCATCCATCTTTGATCTCCCTCATTTTTTGGTCAAAAAGGCGGTTATTCAGGCAATACCGCAGCATGCGTGGCATTGCATCGCCGCTCTCACGGCTGCGCCACAACCACGCCGCATACTGTACGATCAGCTGATTATCTTCTACCGTGTCCTCCAACTTGACACCCTCACGGGTGATGTTGGCACTTGCAGCATTCAGATATTCGGTCAATCTGTCATTGTACACATTTGCAGCAATCCCCAAATCCACCTTTAGCATTGCCAGCAAATCCGTTGTAACCATGCGTCAATTACTCCTTGCTGTCTGCCTTGTTGGCAACGTCTTCCGCAAAGGTCATGGTAGCGGTCGGATTTGTTCCATTGATGCCGATTGCAACAAAGCCCTCAGCAATTACCGGCATACCGTCATAACGTGCAGTGCCACGGAAAACAGTCTGGTCTTCGATAAAGCGGACATGCTCGGACTGCGCCAGTGCAGTGCCTGCACGCTCTGCCAGCAGATACAGGTCTCCGTAGCCGCCAATGATGACATCATCCGGGATAAAGGACAGCTTTTCGATTGTGCCGCCGATCACCGGCATGGTTCCGCTCTGGCCAGTAACAATTGCACCAGCTGCATTGATAGACAGTGCATTTGCAACCAGCTTGGTAAAGGTCTTTTCGTTCATTGCCCAAAACATTTCGCCGTGGCTGTAATCTGCCTTTGCGTTGCCGGATGCAAGGACAAGCTCCTTAAACAGGGCAGCGTCTGTCTTTCCGGTGATTGCAATCACGTTGGTAGAGGACAGGTCTTCCCATGCTCTGGCAGTTGTGGAGTAGTCGGACGGCTTGGCAGTCTGTACCAGACGGGTAACAATGCCCAGAGGCATCTTCGTTCCCTTGCCGTACAGGATTGCCTTGTCCAGAGCGTAGCCGATTGCCTGACCAAGTGCAGAGATGATCTCGGTTGCAAGTGCAATGTCGGAGTCCTCCAATACTGCATTACAGATTGCAACATAGCCGCCCACCTTGTAACCGTCTACTTCAACATTGTTAAAGCTGAGGTTCAGTTCATTCAGCATGCCGCACATTTCCGTCCAAACCGCTTCCGGAATTGCACCCATAACATTCTGGCGTGCCTTGCCGGGCACAGCCTTGACGCTTACATGCTGGTACAGCTTGGAGTATTTCAGGACGGTTTCCTTGACCAAATCAAGCGCAACCTCCGGAATCAGCAGCTCCGCACCGGTGATGGAACGCTTGCTCTTGCCCATTTCACGGACACGTTCCAGCCATGTTTTCACGGCTTCATTGGCAAAAAAGGCATCCCGCTCCTGTGCGTTCATACCAAAAAATTTCAGTCTAACTTTCATGGTTTTTTTCTCCTTTCTGAGTTCCGTGGTGTCATCGGCTGCACCGGTAGCCGGTGCGTCCTGCTTCTTTTCGATCTCTTCCAGCTCCTGCTCCATGCCGGTGATTTCTGTTTCCAGATCACCGATTTCCTTTTCGTTTGCTGCCTTGTCCTGCTCGTACTGAGTAACAGCACTCTCAACGGCTTCCCGCTCTTCCTCGGTTTTTGCATCGTTGATATCTGTTTCCAGTTCCTTTTCCCGCTTTTCCAGTTCGGCTGCGGTTGCACGGAGTTCAGCAAGTGTCTTTTTCTTGTCGTCGATTTTCTTTCGCATCATCAGTGCTTTCAGCATGCTTTCTTTTCTCCTTTCAGCTTTTCCAGAAGCGAGGACTTCCACGCCTCCGCTTTTCGTTTTTCGATTTGCTCTTTGTCCTTTCGGCGGGCAGATATATCGGTCTCCTCATATGCAGGATAGGTGCAGCACGATACCTCGTACAGCTGCACCTTTTTGATGCGCCAATGGATTTGACCGTCCGCAGGAAACGATGTTTCCTCGCTGAGGATTTCAAATCCAAAGCTACATTGTGAAACATCGCCACGCTTTACACGCTCATAGAGGTTCATTGCCTCGCTGTCTCGTGGATTGATATAAATTTTGCCCCACAGTCCGTGTGAATCCTCACGCAGTTCCAGCGTGTGTGCGGTTGTCCGCCCCAAAACCAGCCGGGTGTCATGGTCAATCAATGCACGCACATCTCCGGAGAGTGCCTCTGTAAATGCGCCTGGTGCAATGCTCTCGCTCATGCCATAGCCCATGTCATAATTGGAGTCAAATACTGCGAAATATCCCTCGATCACCGGGGCATCTTCTGTTTCGCCGTCTCTGGTCGCAAATGCGGCTTGCATGGTGCGATACATGACTTTATTCCGTTCCATCTTCATCTTTTGTTCCACCTCCCTGTATTAGCTTCTTTTGATATGCTGACATCTCATAGGGGATATAGTTTTCAAGCACTCTTAGTTCGTCCAATCCGTCCCGTGGAGATAAGCCCAATCTGTCCCGTACCTCGTTGCCGTCCACAAATCCACGATCTGACAAGCCGCCGAATACGTCTGCCAGTGTCTTGATATCCCAGTCATACAGAGATAGGACGTTAAAGCGCACATACATATCCGGCGAGGTAATCACTGCACGTGTGATTTCCTGCTGCAAGCCAATGACGATATTTCGGACTTTGTTGTTGATAAAGGCGTTCCATTCATTTTGATTATAATCGCCCACACCAAGCAAAAACGGCGGTACGCCGATAATTGCAGCAACCATTCGACGATTTAGTTGCACGCTGTCATTGATTGCAAGGTCAGACAAAGACAGCGGCTTGACTTGCTGCACGTCAAATTGTTCCGCCGGAATCAGCCACGGTTCGCCGGCATCGCTGGATTCCACATAATCTTGCAGTAATTTTTTTCGCCCGGCAATGTTGGAAAACTCTTCGGTCAACGCATCTACCTTGACAATCACGGAGGGCTTCCACTTGCTGGACAAAAACGCCTTTTCAGTTGCCGACGCCTGTTTAAGATTGTTGACAATTGGCATCAGCGGGACTTGTAAGCCCTGCCCCCTCCACAAACAATGTGGGTCTGGATTGTACACAAAGTGCATGATTTCATCCCGACCGTATGGGATTCCATCAATTCTGACTTCATAAGTTCTGTTTTCCGGAATAGATACCCTGCTTGCCTCAATCGGTTCAAGGTCTTGCAAATATCCGTTTTGTGTGTGGATTTTCACAATACTATTCCCTTTGCCATACAGCAACAGATTCATTACTATTGCTTCAATCCAGGTTTTCCGTGTCATGTTTGGTGTCGGGTCGATGTCCAGCTTACGGCTCAGCATATTTACAATGCGTTTATCTCCCTTTTCCGTGTTTGCCATCAGGTGTATGGTCAAGGAGCCGATCAGCTCTGCAATTCGGCGGCATCCGGCGACAACCTCCGGACATCTATCCAGCGTTGTATATCCGGGCACGCAAAGCGTTTCAGCCGCTTCATCTGTGACCAAAAAGCCGACCGGCGACTTGTTCCTTGTCTGCTTCTTTCGAACTCTGTCAAAAATCATGTTTATCCCCACCAATCCTTTGCCTTTTGCTTCTTTTCCATGTTTTGCAGATAGCGGATGCATGCAAAAACGCTTGCGTCAAACAAGTCGATTCGGCTTGTCTTTGCGATCTTTTCATACTGCACCATGTCATCGGTCTTTTCTACCGCAGACACATTTTCTACGCAATACTCGTATGCATCGCTATGCAAATAGTACAGTTTTCCGTCTTTGGCACGTTGTTCAATGTGCCGGAATCCCTCTGATTTCAGATAATAATATTGCGGCTGGTCAATGACGTTAAATTTTTCTTGCTTCATTCCCAAAAAGTATTCACGTGCAAATTTCCGGTCATGTCCCACTTGTTTGATCTTAAAGCCACGCCGCCGCATGGCAACAAACCAGTTTACCACGTCCGCAGCATTTACTGTTGGACTGTTGCACATGGTCAAAAGTCCATCATCTGCCCAGCCAAATAGCGGGATGTCGTCTTCGTCTGCCTTTTTCGCCGCCATGACGACAGGGAAAAAAGCATGTGTGATGATGATGTCCACATCTTCTTTGGCATAATGTCCATATAGTGCGCCGGCTGTCAAGTCGTACATTCTGGACAAATCCGCTCCGCCGTACCAGTCAATCGGCAGTTTCAGGAGTTCATTCAATGACCAGTTGTATTTCTGATCGGATGCCCTAAACTCTGCAAGATCAAAGTACGCTTTCATCGCACTTGTGTAGATGTTCAGCGACCTACTCAAAAAGTCCTTACGCTGCTGCGGGTCGTTTTGTGCTTGGATAGACTCTTGCAACATGTCCGCCGGTCTGATCGTCACACCATAAGAAGGATTGGCTTTTTCATGCTGTATCGGAGAGGTATAATCTACCTGTCCCTTGTCGTCTTGGTCAGCCTGTGACACAAAGCAAAACAGCGTGTCATCCTTGACTGTGCCGTTTAGTACCTTTTTGGCATATTCCAAACGCCGATAACAAAAGCTGTTGATGTTGTCTCCAGCTGTTGTGATGCCGATCATCAGCTTATTGGTATATGCTTTCATTGCCTCTTTAAAGCGATTGTACTGTGCGGATTTTTTAAAAGCGTGAACCTCGTCAGCAATGGCGATATTGCAGTTAAAGGAATCCTGCGCATCCGGATTGCTGGCAAGTGCTTCGATGTGGACGGAGCCGTCCGGTTTTCCATCCGCATCCGTGAATTGATAGCCGATTGAGTGCTCCGCATTGTTGTTTAAGACTCTGAAATCATCAATCATACCACGATAACGAAGCGTATACAGGATGTCATTAAACGATTCGCACGCCTGCTTTTGAGAAGCGGCAACAATGTAGATGATGGAGCCAGACCGCCGCTCCAAAATTGCCAGTGCAAAAGAGAGGGCAGCAATGAACATGGTCTTACCAGATTTCCGAGGGATAAAGATAAACGCTTCTTTGTAGCGCCGTTCTTTTGTCCCGGCATAGTAAAAACCAATCAGGTTGTACACACAAAAGACCTGCCACGGCTGCAACAGCATTGGCGTATTCATCAGCGGTTCGCCTTTGATGTTTTCGCCCTGCTTGTGCACCATAAATCTCTCTATGATATTGCATACAAGATCAGGCTCTTTGGTGTGCAGTTCAAGGTCTTCCCGTTGCAAGTCATCCAGAAACCGTTTGCATTCTTTGACATTATTTCCGGCAATAATTTTTCCGTTTACGACATCCTGGGCATATTGGATTGCGATCTGCTTGAAACTTTTAGTCGCCAAGTTCTCTTAGCACCTCCGCCAAAACATCTGGCTTCTGTGGCTTCATTGATTTATCATCAATCGCCTTTAGTCCCTTGGGAGTTAAGCCAAGGTCACGCCAATATGTCAAAGCAGTGCGGTTCAGGTCGTCAATAATTACAAGTGCAGGATTTTTTTCAATAAATGTTCCTCCGCCCTTGTTAACGTGCTTCACAATTGTATTTCCGCCAGATTTTTTAAAAATTTCTTGCGCATTGTCCCTTTTTTCCAAGATATCTGCTAACGTATCAATCACAGTGTCAAAATATTCCCGATATGTTCCTGCTGCTTGACAGGCTTTTTTGATTCGATTCCGCCATGCAGCTTTTTTCATTTCAATCTCCCTCCACTCGCTATTTGTCTATGTGTCTTTCCGCCATTGACATTTTTTCTCCCAGATACATTCCTGCGCCAATTTCATCGATTTTTGAAAACGGAATCTCCGGAACGGTTAGCCGATCATGATATGATTTATCGATAAAATAAATATACCTTAGCTGATATCCGGTCAAAATAGTTCCGCCGACTTGTTCGACATATTTTTTAAAATTATATGTTCCGCCGGTCAGCTGGAAATACGACATTCCGCCCAGTTCCTTTCTTGGCGCTGTCGGATTGCTCTCCAAGGTCATCTTGTGTATTTTTTCGCCGGTCGGCAGCATACACAAGTTGCTGTTCTTCTTGATTCCGGTTAGGACAAAATTTGAAGCCCTGTATATAGTCCCGTCTCCGCAGGAGCAGCCGTCGGCAAACGAAATAATCCATTTGATTTGCGGGGCATTTTTCCGAATCATGCGAATGCTTTTCCCGATACAATAACTCTCGCTGTTGCGTGGAAGATAGTCGTCAAATGCCATCCGGTTTAATTCCAGGAAATTGTTCCACCCGGTCCCGTCCACAAGTGTTATAATTTTTGATTTGTCCAGACTCGGACCGTAGGAAAGAACCCCATGTAAATTTCCATCTAAAAATGCGCCAAAATGCAGGCAGCTATTATTGACAGCCTTTTTGCTATAATGATGCTTTTCAATATATGGTTTTGCGATCTTTCCCGGAATCACTTTTAGAGTGATTTCCTTTGCTCTGCCCATTGTCTAATCACCTCGTACAATGCATTTCCGTTCTTGTTTGAGTTTCCAAAGGTTTCCGTCACGTCGTCCTGTACAACGCCAAGTGCATACTCTACGAGTTCCTTTTGCTTTTGATGCAATGTAAAGGACATTGTGCAAATCTCCGGTTTTTCGCCGTCCGGAAGTGAGAAATCTTCGCAAAAATCAGCGTCGCTGATTGTATCGACATCAAAGCTAAAAAGCCCCATGTCAACATCTTCGATCTCGGACAACTCCGCTTCTAGCATGTTAACATCCCACTCTGCAATCTCGCCAACCTTGTTGTCAGCCAGCCTAAACGCCTTTACTTGTTCACTTGTCAGATCATCCGCAACTACACAGGGGATTTTTTGCAATCCCAATGATAACGCCGCCTTGTACCGAGTGTGTCCTGCAACAATCACTCCGTCCTTGTCAATTACAACAGGGACTTTAAAGCCAAATTCCCGAATCGAATTTGCTACCGCAGACACTGCGGCATCATTCTTTCTTGGGTTCTTTTCATATGGCTTTAACTCACTTATTTTCTTGTCGATAATGTTCATATCGCCTCTTACCCCTCCACCGATTTTTTTGCCCGTAGTTAGAAAGAGTTCCCTACGCCGTTCCCTGCTTATGTATAATTTTTTAACAAAAGGGAGGGGGGTTCACAAAGTCCGTCCGCCCTTTTCCGGATGTCGCTTGTTATGGCACTTAGCACACAAACTTATTAGATTGCTATTGGTCAGTGCCAGTTCCGGTGCGTCCTCCAAATGCTGGATATGGTGGACAGTAACCGCCGGTCTCAGTCTTCCATATCGTTTGCAATCTTGGCATTGGTAGCAATCCCGCCGAAGTATCATCTCACGTTTCCGCCGCCATTGTTTCGATTTGTAAAACTTATCTAATTGCATTTGACCACCACCGATAAGCGTAAAACCGGCACACAATCGCACCGGTTTATATATAATCCTGATTTGATTTTAACAAAAAATAATTTGCTTGACAATAGCATTAACTGCCATCATGTGACAACATCATCAATTGCATCCATATGTCTGCGGTAAATCGTGCGCAATGAGTAATGCATATCCTCGGCAATATGCTCCCATGTCTGGAAGTCAAGATACCGTCGTATCAAAACAGCTTCCAGTTCTGGGTTTCCAACGGCGGCAATGCATCGCTTGATCTCGTCTTTGGTTCGTTCTGCGTCCTGCTCCGCAATGGAGCATTCTTCCTCGGTGTATTCCATGCATCCACGCATTGCTTCAAGTTTTTGTGTTTCATGCAAATATCTTTGCAACCACTCTTTCTTTTGGATTTGTTGTGGTGTCATTGCATCACCTCCGACCTGCTCCATGGTGTTGTTTGGTTTGATCTCCGCTGGCATCCGCCTCGATTGGCAGCTTGTCACAGTCTATGTCGTACTCGCTCCGCAGATAGTCTACAGCATCCGCAGCTGTGATGTCCATATCAAATACCGACAACATCAACATGCTTTCAATTGCATCTATTGCATGTTTCAATCTCGTTTTCCGCCAGCCAAACACTTTGTCAAGCGCCACGAGTGCCACAGCAATGCCTTGGATTGCGCCATCATGTAACGCCTGCTCCTGTATTTTCCGGCAGTCAGTCTCCGAGATTCTGACAGCGTAGCGATCTTTTCGGGCGTTCATTTTCCCTGTTTCCTCCCGTATCTCAAAATGTCACTGTTATATTTAATACCGCTGCTGCTACCCAGTAGATTGCCCGTCTGGTGTCTTTATGCCATAGGCAAACAGCCGCAGCGCCTACGTCAAGCAGTATCATTGCAACTGGCAATATTTGCGTTACGTTGATTCTGTTCACGTCGTCTCCTTTCTGCCTCTGTCTCATATTTGCATCAAAGTGTGAATTACCAGCACATTTAGCGCATTCACCGTCCCCAGATGGATAGCGTATCTGTACCATCCAAGGCACAGGCAATATACGGTAACTGTTGCGCACAGCAATATCAGCCCAAGATACAGCAGCGCTAACGCTACAAAAAACTTATCCATGCTTTCGCCTTTCTAATGCTCGTTTAACACTTGTTTCACGCTCGGCGTGCGTTACGGTTTTTTCGTAAAGTCTTTATTCTTTTCCGCATTGTTCCGCCTGCTCTGTGATTTCCGGCGCAGTTGCATACATGCGCCGCAGAATCTTCGGTCAGCTTTTACGCCGATCAGCGGCTTGCCACAGGATTCACATTGCTTATCAGCCATGGTTTATTTCACTCACTGTCAAGTCGTACATTCTGGACAAATCCGCTCCGCCGTACCAGCCAATCGGCAGTTTCAGGAGTTCATTCAACTTCCTCTTGCCTCCTTTTTGGATTTAAATGCCCACACAGGGCAAGAACGCTTGCTGGGATACCAGTCCAGCCACCAAGTGTTGCACACTTCGCCGCCGTCGTCGCAACCGTAGCCATAGCGTACAAATCCTTCTCGTTTTTCAACAGCACTTACACCCAGTTCGTCTTTTGCAATTTCTTCCGCCTGCTGCTCGGTGTAGCGCTCTTTGCTTACAACAATTGGATAATCCCCGGTAAACAAGTCAAAATCAAATTTACTCATCTTTGCTCTCCTTGTGCGACTCCGGCAGATGCGCCCAAGCTGTGATCTCAATGCCGTCTGTATATCTCGTGTCAAGATAGTCGTCAAACCTTGACAACTCCCAACCCTTGTCGTACCGTACGCCACACCACACAGAGAGATCATCTGTGGTTTTGTCGCATACTGTTACCATCACTTCGCTTTCCGGCTCCGGCAGCTTTTCGCTGACCGGTATCCACTCAATTTCCGTTTTCATTCTTTTTCCACTCCCTCCATCTTTGCCCCGCAGTTCGGGCAGTAATCAAACGTATCTGTTGGCATAAAAAACGCCTTTTTGCATCTACCACAGACAACAGCCCCATTCTTGATCTTTTCACCGTCGTAAGTCGTGACATCTTCTCGTGTCCAGCGGGCTTTCGGAGGTTGATCTGTCCGCTGATTCCATTCGGCGGCTGCTATATCTGCTGCAGCATATTCAGCGGACAACTTGACCAAGTCGCCGCTTGCGTGACATTTTGTACAGCACGCACGGATTGCTCCGTTATACGTTACATTTGTTGTAATTCTCGCCACCCCGCCACAAAACGGGCAGGGTTTCAATTCGATCAACCCCACAGCGCCATCACCCCCACAAAAGCAAGTACACCCATTGCAAAGCTTGACAACAGCAGCACATTTGCCGCCGCAGCGCATCCTGCTCTTCGCAAATATCTTGCGATCAGCAGGCTTCCCAAGAGCAACAGGACGATATTCAGCATCATTCTCTCCATTTTATCCGCTCCACCTCCTTTGCGCTTCTCGTAGATAGCAATGCATTCAGCCGTTTCTGCGCATTTTCATAGAGCGTTTTTGTTCGATCGACGTTTTCTTCTGCCTCTTCAACGCTCCGTGCCGTCGGAAGCATGTCATCAATCAAACGGATTCCGCCGATTGTCCAAATCAGCGCAATGTCTGCATATGTCACGATACCTGGATAATAGTGGTACACATAGCTGATCTTGTCAAACTCGTCCGATGTAAACGGCTTGTCTGTTAGCTTTTTAAGGTCTTCTTGTCGCATCTGATTTCCTCCTTCCACATGTCCTGCTCGTAATGCTCCGCCATATACATGCCGTAGCTAATGCCACGCCGGATTGCCTGATAGATACACCATTCCAGCGTGCCTGGCTGTTTCTTTTTCTGTGCCATTTCATTTCCTCCTCTTCCTTTGCATTTCCCAGATCACCTTGTTTGCAGATTCCATCAAAAACACGGTAGGGTCTTCCCGTCGTATTTGCGTTCGCTTTTTCCGGATTTCCTCCCGCTCTTTTGCGTATTCGGCATATCTCTCGCAAGTGCTGTGGCATCCAACTACACGATCTGGGCAGTCTTTACATGGTGCTGTCATCTTTCCAAGCCTCCCATGGTCTGGCTTTCTGCCCGTAATTCTACAATGTCCTCCACCCGCACATGCAGTCCTGGACGTTCCTTGTGCCAAATCTTTTCGATTTGCTCTTTTGCAACAAGAGCGTCATCTGTCCAATATCCAAGAGCGGTCATAACGTCCTTTAACGCCTTATCCAGATTGTCCGTGTCCGGTCGAGTGGTCTTATATTCACCGTCAACGTGTGCCTTGCCCTTGTACGGGAAGCGCCACGTGACATACAACGCCACCGCTCCGGTCAGCGGCTCTCTGGGTGCGTGTGGAGCAAGTACCAGCCGCAGCAGCTGCTTTGCGTCCCTTGCCTTTGCCGTCTCGTAGACAACGACTCTGCCATTACGGACTGCATATTGCTTTTCCTGCGCCGTGGCTCTGGGTGGGTCAAAGTGAATATCAAACTCCATATGCACCGCCTCACTTTAGCCGATAATTCCGGTCGTTTCCGTTGCTGATCTGCGCCACAAATCCGCCGCAGCGTTCCCGGATGCGTCCGGCAAGAGCGGCATCCAATCCAAACAAATCACTCAGATATATTTCACTGGAAATGATTGTGGGCTTTTTCCGTGCATACCGTTCGTTGATGATCTCAAAGGCAATATTGAGTTCCCGTTGCACATCCTTGTCCGGCTGTGCCTTTTTGTTCGCCTTTTCACCCTCGCTTTTGCTCTCTTCGGATTTTATCGCCGCAGATTTCAAAAAATCGTCTATGTACAGCACATCACATTCCGACAGCTGCTGGAATTTACGATCTCTCGTGTCAAACCGCTGCATCTCACGGTACAGGGTGCGCCACATCTCGTACCTGACAGATAACCCTCGCTCTAACAGCACACCACACACTGCCGTACACAGGTGCGTCTTGCCTGCTCCGGATTGCCCTGCCATATACAGCCACCGTCCGTCCTGCTTGTTCGCATAGTTCATGGCGGTTGCTTTGGCTCTGGTCTGCCACGGCTCTGTGCAGACGTAGCGGTCAAATGTCATGCTTGCCAGCGCATCCGATAGCCCAGACTGCGCAATGTTCGCACGGCTTTTCCGGATTTTCATACACTCGCACTCTTTGAGTAGCTGGTACCCATCACTTACGACCGCAATGTAACCACGATTTTTGCATTTCCGGCAATCATAGCCTGTCAGATTGCCCTCTGTGGCGTTGTACCAGTCACAGCGCATTTGTTCGTAGTCGTCAATTGCCATGTGCTTGTCAGATTGTGCCGTCATAGCAGGCGGCAGGGATGCTGCTATCTGTTCCATTGTGTTCACCTCCTTCCGGTTTGTCGTCGTACTTGCCCTCCATGATCTTGTCAAAGTTTCCGTCCCGCATCATCCAGTCAAAGTCTGCTGACCAGTCCCGATTGTTGCTGCCTTTCAAAAAGCTGCTCGCCTCCGCCTTTTCAAACAATTGCCGGAAGTCCTCCAGCGAGTGCGTCCGCATGCGTGCCTTGATTGCTTTTTTTCGGCGGTCTGACATCCCCCGGAGTCTTGGATAGCTTGTGCAGATGTCGTGGTACATGTCGGCTATCTCCTGATAGCTGACATTCTTAGACTCCGTAGGAGTCTTTTTATTTCTATCTCTTACTCTATCTCTATCTCTAATCTCTATCTCTATCTCTGTATCTACATTTTTACCGTCTGCGGGTAACTCCGTGGTAACATTGTTACCACTATCGGAAATGCACGCAGTTTCGGTGCTTTCTAACCGCTTACGTTCACGACTCTTTCGCATGAGTTCTGCCTTGGTCGTTTCAGAGCCTGTCAGGCTTTGCACTTGCTTTAGATATAGTTCACCATTTTCTAATATTTCTATTAGACCGATTTTTTTCAGGATTTCCATCGCTACAACGACAGTATCAAACTTCGTCCTGGTGATCTCGGCGAGTTTTTTTGTGTCATACGGGATAAGCAAATCCCCAACATTTCGGATTAAAATTCCGTCCGTTTTCAACGATTTCAAGCACAGTTTGAGGTAGAAAAGTACATACTCTGCGCCGTGCTCCTGCTCTTCCATCCAGCTGATTGCATCATCATCAAAAAAGTCATTTTTGAGTTTCAGCCAGTAGTATTTTTGACTTTGTGCCATGATTTTCATCACGTCCTTTTTGGTGATTTGTCAATGCATTAACATATGGAGTGGCACTGGTTAGCCCAATGCCCTAGAAGCTCCGGCAGTCCAAATGAACTGCGGTTACAGGTATTTAGCCGCCTGTGGTCGCTGTTGCGGTTATCTGATAACGGGTTCCGATACGTTTAGATCGCCTGCAACTCGGCGTGGACGGGTATTCCGGAGTTGCACCGGAAACCGTGGATATATGAGTCCACGGCATGACTGCATCGCCCGATTGCGGCGGCTGCCAGACCGCCGCTTGAAAGGAGTACCTATGGTGTGAAGATGTTGGAACGGTGTGCCGGAGTTGCACCGGCAGATCGTGGGGTGGACAATCCCACAACATGACTGCATCACCGTATCTGCGGCGGCTGACGAAACCGCCGCAAACAGGGGGAAATAAAAATAGGAGGTGCCCCATTCGGGGCGGTGGAGAGCGGTTTTGCGCCATGCTCAGGGCGATTCGGTTATGCGTTTTCTCGTTTCCGTTTCTGTCTGATTCGTTCTCCCGCCCATGCGTTCAACGCAATTTGTGCGACACGGTCAAGGATTGCATCAATTTCCGCCTTGTCCTTTTCCCGGTCAAGACAATAGTTGTCTGCAATTGCAATCCGTGTATTGCCGATGGTAAAGCGTTCCACAATGTGCGGATTCTTTTCCCGGCGATCTACTGGCATGACACCATCTCCCTTCGGCTAATTTTATGCCGTTATGACTTGTCCGTTGCTTGCGGTTTATGCGCTCTTTTTCTGGGGTGCTTTGCCGTCCTCAATGCCTCGGATATACGTAAGCGCCTGTACAAGTCCACGGTCGGACAGTCCATATAATTTCGCCATCTGGCTCAGGAGCTTTTCAGCGTCCTTTACTTGTCCTTGTTTTTTATTTGCCATAGTGATTTCACCCTTTCTTGCTGTTGCGTTATGTTCTCTAATATGCTATAATATAGCGGAAAGGAGGTGTAACGCATGGAATATGAATACATCGTTAAAGTATACGAGACTTGGGATTCGGGAACTGTTAACAAGCTCATCGATTTGGGCTGGCTCATGCTATCTGAACCCGTCGGAGATGACTCGTCTTATCTGTTTGTACTTGGATGGGATAAGCGATATGGTACCCCGAAATACCCCGATCCACCAGAAGTTCCGGAATGGACAAAAGAAGGACTTATCTAATGCGACCCAGGCAAAGATTGTAAGACCCGTCTTTTTCTTTCCCGATGCTGAGGACAATCCAATCCAAAGTGCGAATCATTTCAATTGCCTGATCAAAATCCTTAATGATTGCAACTTGCTTTGTTGATCTACACATCATCGAGATAATTTTCGGCTGTTTTCGTAGGTTTCCTATGATTTCAGCCGATTTTTCTTTGTTCATTTCATTCATTCTCTTTTCCTCCTTTCCTTGTGACTAGCACGCTCCGTGTTAACCACTGTATATATAATATCACAAATCCGAACATTAGTCAATACTATTTGTTCGGATTTGTAGCATTGCACAAATAAAATAGTTCGCTTTTGTACAAAATGATATATCTTAAACGATAACAGCAAATTTATATTGACATTTGTTCGGTTTTGTGATATTCTTATTATAAACGGAAAGGAGGTGCGCTAATGATTGGTGACACACTAAAAAAATTAAGATCAGATGCAGGTTTAACCTCTGAAGAATTGTGTGCAAAAATCGGTATAAAAGGTGGCTCTTATCGAAATTACGAGCGTAATGACAGAAAACCAGATTATGAAACACTTATAAAGCTTGCAAATTTTTACGGAGTATCTACTGATTACATCTTAGGAAGAACTAATACTTTGAAAAACCCGCTTGACGAATTTGCACAGCGTGAACATCTGAAAACGCTTGAAAAGCTGTTTATGCAAAAATATCTGGAATTGACAAGCGAACAACGGGACAAGGTGCTTGATTTTTTGCGGGAAATCGTTGCGGACGAGGCTGCCGCTGCTGCTGCGGCAGAAGAAGCGAGAAACAACATGGAGATCGTCAGAACCGCAGCACGAAAGCCCACCGCAGACAATGCGCCGCATACGGAAGCATATCCAAAAGAGCTGCTGGACGAAATGGACAAGAGCGCCCCACGAACAGATAGCGATATGTAATTGAGGTGATGCAATGAAAGCAAAAGACAGACTTAAATCCTTACGAAGAGCTGCGGGCTATGCCAGCATGCCTGAATTTTGCAATGCTGCCGGAATTAGTTTCAGCACATACCAAAATTACGAATCGGGCAAACGGATACCAACGGCAGAAATGCTTATAAAAATAGCAGATTTTTATGGCGTTACAATTGATTATTTGCTGGGTAGAGATCAAGGGCAAACGGATGATACTCCACTGGACGAATTTGCACAGCGAGAGCACCTGAAAACACTTGAGAAGCTGTTTATTCAAAAATATCTGGAATTGACAAGCGAACAGCGGGACAAGGTGCTTGATTTTTGGCGGGAAATTGTTGCGGACGAGGCTTCCGCTGCTGCAAGAAAGCGGAGGTGAAAGCGTGAATATAAATAAAAAACTAAAAATGCTACGTGAAAAAGGAGGCATGACGCAGCAAGATGCTGCGGAACTATTTGGCACCAGCCTAAGCACATATCAAAAGTATGAGCGTGATAAAAATCCAAATCAGCCGTCAACAGAGATGCTGATGCAAATAGCCAAGTACTACAACGTATCTTTGGATTGGCTTCTTGATATGCCGGGAGCAGAAAAGGGAACTCCGCTGGATGAGTTTGCCCAGCGGGAGTGTCTGAAAAATCCAGAAAAAGTCTTTTTGCAAAAGTATCTGGAATTGACGGATGACCAGCGAGACAACGTTCTTGACTTCTTTCGCAGGGTTGCAGAGGGCTTGCACGAAGAAACGTAGTCCATAAATAAAAAATCACCGCAATGGTATAATAGCCATTGAGGTGATTATAAATGGATTATGGTGTCTATAAAAATGCACGGAACGCAAGCTGGCAGTGCCTGATTGACTGTGGCGTGTCAGAATTGCCTGTCAAGCCAACACGGATTGCATCGCATTATGGCGTGGAATGCATTGAATTTGCCCCGCTGCTGCAAGACGGAGAGGCAGGGAGAATCCTACAGCGAGCAGATGGCAGAATACAGATTGTATTGCATCCAGACCAGCCTGCTCCCAGAAAGCGCTATACTGTCCTGCATGAGTTAGGGCATTACCTGTTGGGACATCTGGGAACGGAACCGCTTGCACGCAGTCACAACGATATCACACAGCCAGAAGAGTATGCAGCAGAGCGTTTTGCTGCCGATGTGCTAATGCCTGCGTGCGTTCTGTGGGGCTTACAGCTGCACACTGCGGAAGAGATAGCCCAAGTATGTGGCGTGTCTCTGACAGCCGCACAACGACGCTCTGAACGGATGACGACTCTATATCAGCGTAATATGTTCTTGGCGCATCCATTGGAGAGGCAAGTATACCGTCAATTTGAAGCATTTATCCGGACAAACAAGTAAAAACGCCGCACCTGCTCTAACAGGTACGGCGAATTGATGGGAGGGATGCTATGATAGTACGAGACAATTTCTATTATAGCATATCTCTCCGAAAAACGCAAGAGGGAATCAATAATGGAAACATATTGTATCTATCTCCGAAAATCACGTGCAGATGCGGATGCAGAGGCACGTGGCGAGGGAGAAACGCTGGCACGGCATGAACACATCTTGTCAGAGCTAGCAAAAAAACAGAAATATCACATCTCTAAAGTATATCGGGAAATCGTATCTGGCGAAACGATTGCCGCCCGTCCGCAGATGCAGCAGCTGTTGCAGGACGTGGAATCTGGTATCTATGCCGGCGTGCTGGTCATGGAGGTGGAACGTCTTGCCCGTGGTGACACCATAGATCAGGGCATTGTGGCGCAGGCGTTTAAGTACTCTGACACAAAAATCATCACGCCGGTTAAAACCTACGACCCGAACAACGAATACGATGAGGAATATTTTGAATTTTCTCTTTTTATGTCTCGCCGTGAATACAAGACCATCAAGCGCCGTATGCAGGCAGGACGCTTTGCAGCCGCCAAAGAGGGTAAGTATGTTGGCAATGTCCCGCCCTACGGGTACGACCGCCAAAAGCTTGACCATGATTCCGGATTTACGCTGGTGCCCAATCCGGAGGAAGCGAAAATAGTCAAGATGATTTTTGAATGGTATGTCCATGGTGCAATTATGGAGGACGGGACAAAGCAACGACTCGGCAGCACATTGATTGCGTACCGCCTCCATGATATGGGCTTTACCACACGTAAGGGAGAGAGATGGAGCCTGCACACTGTCCGCAGCATCTTGACCAATCCGGTATATGCGGGCATGATACGCTGGGGATATCGACCGCAAAAAAAGATCATGAAAAACGGAGCTGTCACCAGGAGCCGCCCGAATATAACAACGGATGATTATGTACTCGTAAGAGGGCTGCACGAGCCGCTCATATCGCAGGAAGATTATGACGCAGCGCAGGAGCTGGCGCATGACAAACGCACCATCCCCAAGGTCAACGTGGATAAAACATTGAAAAACCCGCTTGCAGGCATTGTGATCTGTAAAAAATGTGGGAGATCAATGACACGTAGACCATACGGGGCAAAACTAAGACAAGATACAATCTTGTGCAAAACGCCTGACTGTGACAATGTAGCATCTGATCTATACCTTGTGGAGCAGCGCATATTGGACAGCCTCCAAGCGTGGCTGCATCAATATGAAATGCAATGGCAAGAGCATCAACCCTCCACGGGAATAGATAACAGTGAACAGATCGCCGCTATAGATGCTCTTAAAAAGGAGCAGGAAAAAGCCAAGCAGCAGCTGGAAAAGGCGTATGATCTGCTGGAACAGGGCATCTATGACACCAACACCTTTGTAGAGCGTTCCACCACGCTAAAAGCCAAAATCGCCGACACACAAAAAAGAATTGAAAAACTGGAACACAACATGCAGGAGCAGTCATCAAGAGAGCGGGAAATGCAGGAACTGATACCAAAGGTACGACATCTCCTCGCCGTGTATGATACGCTGCCGGATGCGGCGGCGAAAAATCAGATGCTTTGTCAGGTCATTGAAAAGGCAGAGTATTACAAGGCGCACAGTGCACGATGGCACGGTAGCGTTGATGATTTTGACGTTGTGGTCTATCCAAAGTTACCGAGATAGCGTTATTTTTATTTATGTATAGCATGTGTGCTCCAACGAGCTGGCACACGTGGAGATCATTTCCGCCATTGTCTATCAATTAACACAAGGACTGACACCGGAGCAAATCAAGGAAGCGGGCTTCGACACCTACTTCGTCGACCACACCTTGGGGGTATATCCCCAGTCTGCCGCCGGTGCTCCTTTCACCGCCGCCTATTTCCAGTCCAAGGGCGACCCCATCACCGACCTGACGGAAGACCTTGCGGCGGAGCAGAAGGCACGCACCACGTACGACAACATTCTCCGGCTGTGTGACGACCCCGATGTGCGGGATCCCATCAAGTTCCTGCGGCAGCGGGAAATCGTCCACTTCCAGCGCTTCGGCGAGGCACTCCGTGCGGTGCAGGAAGATCTGGATACGAAAAACTTCTACTGCTGCAATCCCTCCTACGACTGCGGCTGCGGAAGAGCCGCAAACCGGATGCGAAAAATGCGGT